TGTTGACTTTACAACACCGTCAGTATCTTTATTTTACCACAATCTCACTTATAATCTTCATCTTCAATGTTTGTCCATAAAACATTATTCTTGCTGTGCCACTCGTTATACCATAGTTCCATCGTCTTGCTGAATTTCATCTCTGCGTACACAGCACCAACAAGTCCGCCCAGAACCATAGTTACAATGCTACCAATGATAAAACCCCAAAGCGCCCACATGACAGTTCCTTTCTTTTATCCACCATATCGAAGAACACCATCCCACGGATAGCTATACCATGCATCAACACAAATCTCTTTTCCAGTTTGGTCACCAGTACGCCCACCATAGACATCGCCCAGTTCATTAATATGAGCACCAACGTTTTGTTGGTTTCCAATATACATTTCAGTGTGCGCATTTATGTTTAGTAGAATATCACCACGTTGCAATTCATCAACGCTATTACCCATTCCTTCGTGCCATGTCCATCCAGCATCTGTGAATTGTTGAACCATTGTTTGTGTGTTTCCATATGGTGAAGAACCATATACATTGAACCCTGATTTTTTAGCTGAGTATAATAGCAGCGAGCTACAGTCATAATCTGGCCCCCATCGACTGCCCCAATCATAGCCATGTGAATCGTCATTTGCTATATCAATAGCATAATTAACCATTTCTTCAACCTTGGGGTCTGATGCTACGCTGCCGCCACCGCTATTCAAATTCGAAGTTGACAGTTTAGCGAAGATTTGAGTTTTAACCCAACTTGAACGGGTTCGGTTTCGGATTTGCTGCGTATCCTCCCATGTTCCATTTGGTTGAAATCTATAGAAATCAAAGTCGTTGAAATAAATCCATCCATCTGTTCCAACCGTGCCGATATAGGAACATGCGCTTCCATCGGCTTTAGTTGCTTCAATTTTAACAGTTGTCATCGCGTCCACCTCATAATATCTCGAACCCAACCTTTTATTTTTTGGTTCTCGAATCGCATATTTCCGCATTCATAAGCAGCTTTAAACAAACGGATTCCAGCTCCCTGGAACTGACCCGAGAGAATGAGCCTGTTCGGTTGATGGTCTTGCGTCGTTGCCGAATACTGTATGTCGCAGTTAGGGTCATAGTTCGGGGAGCAATAGAACGTGTTGTATTTAGGGTCGAACCATACCCCGATAGGCTTCTCATGGAACCATAGCACGAACTTCATTTTAGCGTTCTTAGGCTTCTTCGCAATAAACGTGTCATCATCCAAGAGAGTTTTATTTTGAATAGCGTAATCACGATAGCGGCTATCCCCAACAACATGTGAATAGAATCGACTTTGCATTTTCGATGCCGCGACTTCTGGTGATACGACATTTTGAATGAGCACATCCTTATTGCGAAAGACCTTGATTTTGCCTGGTTCTGGCAATGTCAACCCGAAATGGTCGAAATATGGGCAGTTCGCTGTCAAGGCATTTGCTATAAACCATACACGAACATCTCTTTCTCTGGCAATAGTCTCGTAATACTCGAAGAACTTTATCACCTCGTCGAATAGGTAATGCGGTGCGCCTATACCTCGCTCGTCAATAATGAACTCGTCGAAAAGAATATCGGTAACGCCTGGAAACGGAGTTGACTTCAATTTCATCGCTGTCGTTAGCGCATGGGCATAACCAGCTGTCTCTTTATCAATTAACAGCTTGTTCGATTCAGCCTTGAACTCCCTGTTGCTCATGAATGGTGAGATATCGTCCCAAAATTGGCCGTCGCGTTTCGTAGTCAGTTCTTTAAGCTCCTCTTTGGTTCGGCGCAAATATGTGAATTGGCTTCCATTTTTGATGAATTGCTTTGCGAAGTCATACTTAGCGCCGAACGATTTGCCTGTTCCTCGACCGCCGCAGATGAAATTGAACAGGCAGTTATATGATTTAGGGACATTTATGTCCCAGTATTTTTGAAAGTTAGGTTTCATGTGTCCTCCTGAATATGAAATAGCCCGCCCGCGCCATGTGAGGATGTAAGTCAAAACATAGCGTTGCAGGACGGGCTACCGTTACCAGGATTGTTGAAGGCGTGCGGCTCATGGTGCTACCCAGAAAACCACTCCGCACCTTATCAGGGTGAGCATCGGATAATGGTACTTGCACGGTAACTTCAAGTCCCGATGGAACTATTATCCCTTAATTCTTTGCGTTAGTAAATAGCTTCACAATCTCTTCATTTTCTAAATCGGGATTGATTTTAACGATGTTCTCCAAAATACTAACGACTTCCATGGCGAATATCAATACGCAAACGGGGATGACAAGGGGAACGTTGAATCCCAAATCAGGCACGTGCATGACGAACATCTCGATGCACCATGCCAACACAATGCACATGACGAGTGAGCATTTATGGAAAAGCCCCTCTCTCATTTTGGTTGAAGATAATTCCCTATTCTTAACCGCAGCCGTGAAGCCGCTGATTACATCGAACAGCATCAAGCATACGCAAGCGATAATCGCCCATGCCATAGCGTTCGTTATGCCCAATAACGGGAAGCTCAAGTCCATATCATTTCCTTTCAATCGTGATTTTGTATTGGTCATTCTCTAACACACTAGTAGATACATTGTCACCAGCATCACCATTGGCGGTGCCGCTATCTTTATTATCTCCTTTAGCATAAGCCCTCCATTGGTCAACATCGCCATAGAACAGCGAGCAGTCCAAATACTTATCGTACCCGCTAACTCGACCATCCGAGCAGAATTGCCACGCAACTACATTGCCTTTGGCTTCTGGGCATTCCCAGGATTGCGCTTGAGCGAACGTGGGATGCGATATCTCGGGGTACGATGCAACCCATCTGCCGCAATTGGAGTTCACTCCGCCTTGATTGAATCGCCATGGATTAGCGTAAATCCAAGGCCACACGTTCGTTGCTTGATGAACGCGCTCCACGAACTCATTCACCCATTCGACGGGTTGCTCGAATACAATGTTTCCACTTGAATCACGCACGCCCTCCCAATCGAGTACGGGAATACCGTTTCGGAAATAGTTCCAGCAATTGTCGATGAAATAGTCCGCTTCATTGGTTGGGTCGCCGTCTTCCGCGAAATGGTAGAACCCCCATGGCTTTTCGGCAACTTTGCATTGCTGAACCCACCCATCGCAGAACTGGTCGACGAACCACGTTCCCTGGGTTGCCTTGCACACGACGGCATCCACGTTCGGGAGAATGGAGGGGAGAAGGTCATGTCCCCAACTACCCTGGTTGTTTGATATGTCTATAAACCTAATCATTCGTCAATAACCACGATTCCGAAGGTGATATTCGAGGGCTGAAGTGCCTTGAGATGTGTTTTCGATGATGGGTTTCGCACACAGACTAGACCGCCATACATGTTGACCAGGCTTTTTCCTCCTGAAGTGATATCGCTGGGGATTTCGGTATAAAGCGTCATGCGTTCGCAATTACCGCGAATCAAGGCATCCTGCTTGGCATTCGCGAGATTATAGTATGCGTTAACAGCTTCGTACAGCATGATGCCCCCGCGAACATCAAAACCTCCAACGGTTTTGCTGTTGCAATTCACCTCGACGTAGTGAGTAAGCAGGATGATGTAAGGCGTTGAAGCATCCAATCGAAGGAAGAAAAGCGGGCTGGAATTCCCCAATTCCGTCATGGCAGCAGAAACATCTATCACGTTTCCGACCTTAATCGTGCTGGTCGGGTTTCCATCCTCGACAGTCGGGATATTCGTCTTATTGTCGAAAATGATGTTAACGTACTTATACCATCCCGCATTGGCGTATCCCTGGGACATTTGGCCTTGCAGCTCCACGCTCCAAACCGCCGTGGCGGTAAATGTGGTGTAAGTTTGCGACATAAGGCTGTTGTTGTGCATCCACAGCTTGCCGTTGTGCAACGTGACTTGCTCTATCTCCTCGCGCCAGATGCAATTTAGCGTATCGGCGATAGGCACGGTCTTGATGTAGTGCAATTCACCATCATACAGATTGAAGCAATTCGAGCGGCTTGAAATGAACACATCGTAATCCTTGTTGTAGCTCATTGCCTGTTGCATCGAGTTAGAGTAGGAAGTGTTGTTCGGCAATTCAACGCTTCCGATAAGGGTTTTCTTTGTGCAAGCCTTATTCACGAAATAGAATTTCGTCAGATATTCGGTAGCCCAATAGTAATGTTCATCGTCATCCTTGTAATGTCCGAATCCCCAGCAAGCATCAACCATTCCGAATTGGCTGCTATCAAGGGTTTTCGTGAGAGTGAGATTACCTCCGTCCACATTCAAGAAGTAAATCAAATTGCCTTTAGTGGTTTTGGTCGAACCAGCGCAAATCAATTCGCCGTTGTAATAGCTCATGTTGTTGCCATGGAACGACGGGTCACCCAATTCCACATAGGAAGCCGTGTCGCCAGTCTCGACGTTAAACAGAATCACGAGAGATTTCGTCGAACTATATCGGTACACAGCGTAATAATTGTCTCCAACAGGACAGCCGCCTTGGATGATTTCATCGGTTTTGCTGTAGATTCGGAATTTTCCGTCCGCATTGGAAACCCTGTCGCAGATAAGATTTCGCTTATCCGAAGCTTTCATTCCGTCAACGGTCGAACTCAACGTGGATACGTTCTCATTAAGCGTGTTGACGGTTTCATTGGTTTGGTCAACTCGACCGTTCAGCTTACCAATCGCAGTATCGGTTTGCTGCTGCTTAGCCGTCAGCGTCTTAATGGATTCGGATTGTCCCTGCTGCGTTTTTTCGATGTCCGCGATTTTCTTGGTGTATTCCTTGACCTCCTGTCGGTACTGCTCGACCTGCGCGTTGTAGTTGCCAGTCTGCGCCCAGAATTCCTCATTGGTGATGTCGATACCAACAGGAACATATTGCATCGAGGTGAAAGAATTGCCCTGGTATAGGACGATGGTAAGCGGCTCGTATTGGCGGTCGTTCGTCCATTGCGCGGGATTTGCGAACAGCGGGACGTATCGCGCTCCGACGTACTGCGTAACACCCTTCGCGATTCCCTGCGCTGCATCTTTCAAGGAAGTCGCTTTCTGCAATTCCTGCGCAATGACCGCCTTGATTACATCCATTGTGTTGTTGTCGATTGCCATGGTTTACCCTTTCTTTAGTACCAATCTCCTGGCAAGTTTACCACTATTCCAGTTGTATGAACAGTAACACCACCTTTGTTGCACTTCACTATGCCATTAGCATCGATAAAAACATCCGTTGTTTTTGTTATTTCACCTAACGTTGCTAACACTCTAAAGGGTGTTATTGATTTCGGGCGATACCCTTCAGGCAGTACGCCAAAAAACCCGTCTTCCCCAACAACATAATCGCCGAGGAATTGAAGCTCGTTCGTCAACGACAACAAAACCCCAGGGTTGGTGGAGGTCACACCGTCGTGCAACGCGACTTCCCCTTTTCCTTTTAAAGTCTTGACGTTTAATGTTGCCGCCTTATCATCGTACTCAAGTCCCTTGCCAGCGATAGCTTTCAGGCGGGAATCAATCGTGTCGGACATGACGGAAGCGTCATAGCCCGTATTGTTGATGACCCCCTGGCCGTTGACATCGTATCGAAGAATCAATCGCCCATATTCCTCGGTGCCGTAAATCGCGCCAGTGTCGAATTGCACATCCTCCCATGTGGAAGGTTTGTAGGCGCAGAAATATCCGTCTGAAGTCAACCCGAAGAATACCCCTGTCAACAGCATGTCTTTTACGATTGACGGCGCGTTCTCGTCAATCCAAGCCCTAAGCAACGCTTCGTAGTATTCTTCGAAACCGCCATCGACGAATTCATCGAACTGCTCTTTCAGCGAATAATAGAGCCGTTTCAGCTCTTCGGCGTTTGCGTCTGTCTCGCCCAGATGCTTGATTACCTCTTCAAGGACGCTCAACACCTTGGCAATCTGCTCGTAATATGACAATGATTCGTCATATACGGACGGAATCAGCCCAGCGCACCAGTTGTATAGCCAATCGATTGACTTGGTGCAAGGTTCGTCTGCCATGCCCTCTCCTTTCTCTAATACCAATTTCCCGATAAGTTTACCACGATGCCGTGGGTTTTAATCGATGAATTAGGGTCGCTGACCAAAGTGCCGTCATCCATTACATGCAGCATCGTCACCCTAGATGCCGACCCTTCAACAGCGACAACGGGAACTATTATCTCCTCGTTAGGGCGGTACCCTTCTGGCAGCACTCCCAAAACGCCATCGACCCCAACTTCGTAGTTGCCGAGGAATTGCAGCTCGTTAGTAGTGGTCAGCATGATTCCAGCGTTGGTGGAGGTCGCGCCAGAATTCAACGCGACCTTTCCCTTGCCCTGGAAAATCTTGAAGAAATTAGGATTTCCCAAATCTGCCATGTCTAGCTCCAAACCTGCATGAACAGCCCCTGCACCTGAACGTTCTCTATTACCTGCATGTCGAGATTGAGAATCTTCTCGCTCAAATCGAGGAACGCTTGATAATAGCGCGGGTCTGTCACGAACTCGTCCGTCGTGTCCTTGTTCGTCTCGTCTCTCTTGATGGTTCCATCGCTTTTCGATTTGGTGCCAACCGTGGTATCGTCCGCAGTGTCATCGATGGTCAGGTTGGTGAGGTAATCTCCCGCATCGACCTTCGACACGAACAATTCATCCTGGGGGGTGTCCGAGAACTTGTTGGTGGATTTTCCCGTCGATGAAGTCGAGGTGTCCGCGCTTCCGTTGCCGCTGGAACTCTCGTCGAAATCGCGCAGCATGTCGACAACCTTGTTCCGCTTGATTCCAAGAAGATGTTCGACGTTCAAAAGCTCCGCTTCATACAGCTTGTTGTAGTACGGCATTATCTCGTTGAACGTGTTCGAGCACCAAAGGCAGAAGTGCCCAACCGTCTCGCACCCGATTTCGCGCATCCAATAGTGGCGTATGAACTTATTGTTCAGCTCCCTGCGCTTGGATTCGTCGTAAATAGGGTATTCGTCCAACCCCAACCGCGCGTATGCTGGGGAGAAATCCTGCTTCCATTCAGGCATGGCGGGGTTATACGTTCCAGCATCCTTGACCCACTGCGTCACGAACTTCCTCAATTGAATAGTGTCTTGAGCCATCTATACCAGCTCCCATCCGACGGGCGAGGTCATGTTGTCGTAAGAGAATTCCTCGATGAAATCCCCTCCGTAGTCGATTACCAGCTTGAAATCGATTTCGCTGATATAAACCCTAGGCTTCAAATCGGTTACCGAATCCTCGTCCCAAAGAGTATGGGTTACCCTTTTTCCAGATTCGATGGCCGCAATAGCTTCGTCCTTGGTCATTCCGCCACCCACCTTGAATCGGATACATACACTCTGTCATCCATCACGCATTGGAGCGTTTCAGCATCGTCATAATCCCCCAATGTATAATCGCCCAATTCGTAATCAACGCGGCATCTAATCTTGATTCCTTTTTCTGGAATCTTGAAAATAACGCATTCGATGTCTAACAAATAAGTGCGCTCTATGCACTCTCCGACAACAGTTGTTGAATCGGTGGCTTTGAAAAAATAATTATTGCCCTCTTCGAACTTAATCATTCCGCAACCTTCCAATCGTCGGCTTCCATAAGCTCCTCGTTAGTCGGCATGTAGGGCATAAGCGGCTCGCCCTTCTTATAGAAAGTGAGCACGCCATCCTCGATGCCGATAGCGTCATTCCTCCACGTCTTTCGACGCATTCTCAATCGGCTGTTCGCCTTCATCTGCGCCAACATCTGCTGAAACTCCATAGTCCACCTCCCTGAATTCAACCTCGATGTCCAAACCCCATTTGGCGTTCGCGCTTTCTACCGCCATCTTACGCGATGCCAGGCAGATTTCGCGCTGAATCATCGTTTCTCCAAGATTCGACATGATTTCGCTCGTGATTTGGCGTTCCTTCTTATCGTCGTTCGTGTTCTCGATGCCGATGAAGGTCAGCCATTCGTTCCAATACTTGTTCTGGGTCAGCATGACCTCGTTGGCTATATACGGCGTAGTGAAATCCACCGTGTCCATGAACCCGATGTCCGTTGAATCTGCCGCAGCAGTCCAGATTCGACCGCTGAACATCTGCCGAATGAGCTTGAATCCGCTCAACTTCTGCTTCTCGGGGAACTTGAACACCTTCGCGACCTGCTGCTGCTTGACATTGGTATCGATTGTCATCTGATACATGGTCATTCGCTCTGCGAACATCTCGACATAGGACAGAAGCGGAATTCTAAGCCTGTTGTCGAGAATCACAACCGAATTCGTATCGTCTAGCGCGTAATTCTTGCCCTCGACGGGATTGTAGGCCATCGGCTCGGTCGGCATGAAGTAAATGTCCATCTTGTCGTTCTTGGAATTGACGGGCATGACGGCGAACCCTTCTGGCGCTCGCGCCTGCACGTCATCCTTCAGCGCATCGTCCTTGAAGAGAACCGCGCTGCCGCTCGTCGCTAGAAGGTATTCGAGGTACAGCGGGTCTATTCCCTCTGGAAGGTTCTTCCACTCGTATCGCGTCACAAGCTGCATCAGCATTTTCTGCATGAAGTAGTTCTTCGTGATGGAGAACATGGCCGCTGGGTCGATTTCCTCGTATGCGAACGGGTCGCCGTCCTGCGATTTCTTGCGCTCCATCGTTCGCCAATGCGAAGCCATGTTAGCGCAAAGCGGCGCGTACCCAGTGCTGAAGAACCAGCTTCCAACTCCTATGTTCCCATTGGGGATTGCTCCCATGATTCCTCCTTAGAGAGAGTTGTCCAATCCGAAATTGCCAACATCGTCGACATGCCAATACCATATGCCCTCGTCGTGCATTCGGTTGATGGCATCCATGGCGTACTCTGGCACCTTGCCGTTGAAGTCGGCGTGGCGGGTCTGCACGTAGTTCCAACACGGTCGGCCAGTTCGCGCGGGAACCTTTACCTGCTCGATGCAGTAGCCGTAGACGGTGAAGCGGTCATCGATGGCCTTGGCTATATCGGCCTTGCATTGCTTCTGGTATAAAATCGGTGTCCACAACTGCATTGCAATTTTCATTGCACTCGTTGTCTTGCCCTTGAGTTGCCTTGGCTTAATAGATGCTTCGACAAGTCCACCAGTCATTTGAGTTGCCGCCGATGCTATTGTTCCAGCAGAGATGGCCTTGCTGATTTGCCCACCCATGCCAGCAATCCTGGCCTGGGGAATCATCATGGCGACTGTTCCCAAAGTATTAAACAATGCTCCAATTCCAGATGATGTCATGTATTGGCCGAATGCATCCACGCTCCAAGTAACTTGAGGGTACTGGTCTGACGAAATCATCGTCAAATAATCCAAGCCTGCTTGATTGTAATGTTGTGGAACAGTAGTATACCCCGATACAGAATCAGTCGAAAAATAGTTCATGAATGAAAGCTCATTTTTCTTGCCTGCGCTTACACCAGTAAACAGTTCTGGTTGAAGCTCCATCTCTTGATTCAAGTTCGTCATGCATATTACGTTATACGGAAAACAGAACAGTTTATTGTTCTTCGGCCTATATCCATCAATCGTTTCGTAGTCTGCGGAATATTTCTTAATCAAACCTTTGGCACCATCATACGAATCAATCCAAAAACCATGGCCATTGCCAACAGGGTGAGTTGATTTAATGCCCGCTTTGGGCATCATAAACGCGCATATGATAGCATCGGCAGAGCCTACGGATGTCATTACGTTGGTGAACCATTGAAAATCAGTTGTGGTATCAAACCCCATCAAAGACGCCCCAGAATAAATGCCCCCATACCTGTCGCCGCCAACTGGCTTGGATTGATAGAGCGTTAGCGCAGATTCTACGGGATAAGCAGTCGTAGCAACTACGGCCACGTAATTTTCCCACCAATTATCGCCTAGGTCATCAGGCGCAAAACCATTCCTGTTTACGCAAACCTGATTGCCTACATCCAATCCCTCGTTCATGGTGTGCTCGCCGATTTCGTCAGACGTGACGATTTCGCGCTCTACGAATGCGGCTTCCCATCCGAAATCAAAAAGCCACGTCTCCAAATAATCCGTCTCCAACGACAGCGTGGTCGTTTCCTTGGCCTTGTATTGCATCGACGAGATGAAAGCATAGTACCATTTGCTTCCATAGTCGGCATTCTGGTATGCGACGTAGTTGCAGCCCGTAAGCTGCTCGAAGTTCAGCGGAACGTCCATCGTCATGTTCTCGCGCTGGTAGGTGAAGTCATCAGCAGCGAACGTAGTGAGATGCGAAGCCATCCACGATTGCTGCTCCGACGCGCTGCCGAAATAGCGGCGATGGTTAACGTCGGCGCACCAGGGAACCCACCCTATGCGGACTTTGGTGTTCGCCATCAAACCCTCCTTCTATAAGAAAAGCCCGCCCAATTCAGGACGGGCTTTCGGATTTACGCTATTAGGAAACGGTAATGGTCGCGGTCGCTTTCTTGGACGAATCCTGAAGCGAAGTCGCGGTAACCTTGATTGCCGTTGCGGACGGCTCGTCGGACGCTACATGGAGACGGTTGCCCGTGAGAACGGTGCCGCTCTTGGTCGCTCCCTCCATAGTCCATTGCACGTTTCGGGAGTAGATGCCCGAACCAGTGACGGTGGCCGTGAGAGTGATGTCCTGCCCAGCCGAGACGGTGGCTGCGGTCGGGGAGACTGTAACACCCGTGACCGAGGATGCCGCCGACGTGAACGCGATGGCCTGCTCGAACGGGCTGATAGAGAAAATCATCCAATTGTGTAGCAGCTCGTTGGTATATGCACCCTGGGCGTTGTAGACGTTGTCAGTCCAGCGGTCATAGGTGTAAATCTGGAAGAACTTGGGGCCGAATACGATAATAGGCGTTGCGTCGATAATCTGCTTCTCGGCGGAAGTGAGCTGTGCGAAGCTGTCATCATTCTCGAAAATCAGTGCTAGACGCTGCTCGTCGAGATTCGAGAAAGAATCGATTTCGGTAACGTTGCCCACGAACTGCGCATAGGGGAGGTTGAACGCCTGCGCCCAGGTTTCGACAGAGATATCGGCGTTGGCCTTGGCGTTGATGATGACCTGCTGCTCGGATTTGTCCACGACGTTCATCACACCAGCTGCATTGAACTTGCGGGACGGATTGTCTAGGTACGTGGAGTATTCCTTCACCATCTTGAGCGCGCCGTCTGCGGCTTCCTTGGTACCGTCCTGGGCGGGGATTGCCACCTGCGCCATATGACCGCCAACGATGTATTTGGCTGTCATATACTTCCACGTTTGATACACGTCGTACTCCAACGCTACCCACATCTGCGCGAGGATATTGGCAATGAGGTCGTTGACCTTAGACCAAGCATAGAAAGCCTGTCGGACGGAACGACGCTCAACCGTCACCTTGTAGAACTTCTGGAAGTCAAGCATGTGGTATGCGGACATGAGGTTGGGAAGCTCGCGCTTGAACAGCTCCTCTTCCGCGGTTGACGGGTTGTACGAATGCGGGTCGCAGATATCCACGAAGATTTCTTGAACGGTCGAACCTGCTCCCTCGTATTGGCCCTGGTAGAACTTCGACCATTTGTTCATCCACATCATGCGGTCAATCGCGACCATGCCGATTTGGTTTACGAGAGCGGGAACGAATGCGTTCATGTACGGCTGATAGTTCGTGATGATTTGGCCGATTTTGATGATTGATTCGTTGTCATCGTAAATGAGGACTTCGTGGGAACCCTCCCCAGCGGCGTATGTAGCAACGCCATTGTCAACGAGAGCCTGCGCGATTTCTGGCGCAGCATTCACCGCCTGGTTGACGATACCCTTCGTGCCCTCGGTTCCGAGGGTCTTCATGACCTTCTTAACTGTTGCCTGTCCTGCCATGTTAGTTTCCTTTCTCGAACAGCGCGTCGATATCCTTCATCGTGGTAGGATACGACACTTTGGACTTATTGTCCATTGGTTCTTTAACATCGGACTGCTTATTGCTCGCGAAGAAAGCATCGACGTACTTCTGCTTCTGCTCCTTCAGCGACGCTTCGGCATCGACGGCGCGCTTAATCGCATCGTCGCGCTGCTTCTCCATGTCTGCCAGCGATTCGGCGGACGTTGTTTCAATCGTCTCCTTCTCGTCGGCGATTCCAGCGACGTTCTCCCAGATTTCCTGGGTAACGTCCTCGAATTTGGTGTCTTTGTATGCCATCAGAACATCCTTTCCTTGATTGTGTGCTCTCCCTCGACAAGCAGAACGCCGCCGTTGACGGTCTTGCGCTTCAGCTTGCCTGGGTAGCTGCTTCCTACCTTGAAGTTGTCGAACGTGACGTATTTGTGGCATGAATCGGGCATTCCCGCCACATGGATTGACGGCTTCCTGTCGTCAACCGCCCAATCAAGCTCCTGGCACATGTAGCACTTCGCCCCGAGGTATTTCTGCTCCTCGTAGACGCTCTCGAACTTCCACGCCCCGAGCTTCAGCGGGTCTATCTCCATGCCGACTGGCTTGGAGAATCCGACCAACTTGCACGAATCCGTGTCGCAGTACGCGAAACGGTCGTAGTTCGCCTGGCAGGCGTTGATGGTCTTGTATCGCGCCCATGCCGTGATGAAGCATCCGACTGGCAGATACACGCTCTCCTTCGTCTCCTCTGGGAGAAGCACGTATTTGACCTTTCCCTTCTCGTCGAGCACGGGCTGCTTGGAAGCCGCCACGGTTTTCGTGGCGAACTTGCCGTAAAGGGAATTCAACATCAGCTTGGCTATTGTAGCCATGCCCTCGTTTCCTTCAGCCCTCGACTTCATCTTGACTTCGTTCCAATACTCGACGTACTTCTTGAACAGCGTCCTGGAAGCCCTGAACTTCCATCCGTCCAACGGCTCGTAGAAATCGATTTCGTATTGCTGGAACAACAGCTCCAAATCGACGCTCGTCAACGTCAATTCCACGATGCCTTTGGAATCCTTTGCATACTCGCGCGGATTGTGCAGCTGCGATTTGTGGATTTGGATTGTCGGAATGTGGTCTGGCTTGACCCTGAACGAAACCCTAATCCTCTGTATGAACAGCGGATAAAGCTCGTCATCCTCGTATTCGCCGTCGTAATGGATTGGCTCGCCGAACGGCAGCAATTGCCCATCGGTTGCCGCCATCACGGACGGATACAGCGAATTGACGTCGAACCCTATTCCATGGCCTATGCACCGACCCTTGTACTTGTCGGACGCATAAGTGAATCCACCACGGTACGCCTGGCGAAGCTCCGCATCGCAATCGATGATTGGGAACACCTTGCGAAAACGCTTCTTGCCGCCCATCATATCGATATAGGTATGGAGCGCGTTGGAACCAGCCGTCATCTTCGTCAAGCCCTGCTCCAACATAACGTCCATCGCCATCGCGTCTATTCTAACGTCATGGTCGATGTAGTCCCATTCCTCGGGGGTCGGCTCGTATCCGACCTCGCGATACCTCTTGTAATCGATTTCCCCCTTGGCAATCGGCAATCCGAACGCTTCAGGGATTTTCGCTATCTTCAGCGGAATGACCTTCAGACTGTCCAAGATTTCAACAGGCTTCCCACCCCAATAGAGCTTCAGGCAATACCAGACGTTCATGTCCGAAATCAGCGAAGTGAAAACGCCTGGAACGAAATCCTGGTTGTCTTGCCGCCATTCCCACCCATTCTTCAGCAACCAATCCACGATGTAGCCGCCGTCGTATTGGAGGTTGTGGAAATACACCGTCTCCCCTTGACGATGCTTCAGCCATTGCATGAAGGATTCGATATCCAACCCTCTATAGATATTATCGGTGTTCCCGATTTCCGACGCGCACCAAGACCAAACGCGCACCTTCTCCTCGTACCGCTCCTCTATAGTCTCAAAGTCAGCGCACCACCTAACCACATGGCTAACCTCCTAATTGGGTCTTGTACTTGTCTCGGACATTCTTCCAATATTCCCTGATTCGCCTTGTCCTGATATCGTCATCCGTGGGGTCGTAAACAAAATAAAGCGTCGCATCGATGTCCGCCGCCGCAGTGTCCTTGTAGACCTCCTCCAACGGTATCCCCGCCTTTCGCATGTCGGCTATCAACGTCTCGATTTCTTTAACCAAATCGCTTCCCATATCCATAGGGTCGAACACTGTCTTAAGTGCCTTGACGTAGGAATCGAAGTATCGATTGGCGGTAGTGGATGCGTCCATCCTATATTTGTTAACACGATTCATCACCGTCATCGGACGGGCTTTCTTGCCTGGAACGTCACCAGACGGCACCCAGTCTATCTTCGCGCCGATGGGTAGGGCGTTGGACATTCCCTCCAAAGCCATCCTGTCTTGCGGCGTTTTGCCCCTCCAATACTCGAAGCCCTTGCGGTGTGCCGTCGCGGGCACCTTGACCTTCTCTACCCCGATGCCCAGCTTCTTCAGCATGGCGACGCGAGATTGGTTGTATGCCCTTTTCATGATTGAAGTTTCTTTGAACTCGTATTTGGTTATCAAAGTTCCGCTCGGAAGCTCATGCACCTCGCCAGCCTTTGGGGCCTTGATGCGCTTGAGCCTGTTGACCTCTCGGATGTAATCTCGCTTATTGTGTATGCGGGATTTGATGTCATCATAATCAACCGAAGGTGGAAGATGCACTTGCATAGGAAGCTTGGCTTCCATCTTGACAACCTCGCGATTGTATGAGCGGACCAGGTTCTTCAGGGTTTGCGATTCGGAACGGCCAACCCTGAACTTAGCGCCCATCGAGAACCGCCTTAAGCTCTATTGTCGGCAGATTGTGTCGCTCCCAAGACCCGTCATCGCGAAGCACCTCGACGCAGTATCCTCGCGTCTCGCACATCTCATACCATTGGATAGCCGCCATAAGTCGGAAATCGACCAGGCACTTGAAACGT